ATCACTATAAGTCGCTGCACCGCTTGTCCCTGTTGTTGTTAAAGTAATAGCGTTTTGCGCCCTTGTATTAGTAAAGTAAAGGTTTGTACCTTCTGTTACTTGAGTAGTTGTATAATCGCCACTTTGAGCAGTAACTGCACCTGTTCTACCAAATACACTTGTTACCGCATCTGTATTATCATCAGTCCAAGAAGCAGTTATTGTACCACCATCTTGCTGATTTAAAGTTAATGTTTTAGTAGTTGTTCCTGTAACCGCTGCACTTGTTAAACTTCTATTATATGCAGTATTCCAAGTACTTTGACTTGCAGTTGTAGGTATTCCAAAACCACTTGTAGTACTTAAAACTCCAGTTGTAGAGTTATAATCTAAACCAGTTACACTTTCGCTAAAAGCAGCTCTTGAACGAGCATCAGTATAATATAAATTAGTTCCTTCAGCTATGTTAGTTGTAGTACCTGCAACCTTAGTCCATAAATCAGTAGCAGCTACATATTGTAAAATATCTCCGTTAGTAGGATTTTGAGCAGACACATCGTGTAATTCATCTAATTCATATCCGTTTTGTATTCTAATTTCAACCACACCTTGAGTTGGATGGCTTCTAACCACTATACCAACATAAACCAAGTGTATAGGAGCATAAGGCTTAGTTGATGTCCAAGCACCAGCAGTTGTACCACTTAAATAAAGTTGAGTTCCTACTGGATATATTTGAGTATCTAAGTCTGTTAAAGAACCCATTGCAACTACAAAACCATTGTTCATATTCGTAATATCCGATTGAACAACTCCATAAGTTTGAGCAGATGTAGCATCACCAGTAGCTATTGCTTTAGTAACAGTTGGCAAGTTACCTTGACCACCATTGATATAAACTACTGTGCCTTTTGTTAACGTAGCACCTGTGCTATTATAAACCTCTGTAATTAACCTTTGTGCTTCTTGAGCAATCGTTGGGAAAGTAGCTAAACTACCATCACCTCTTACATATTGAGCCGTTGTACCTGCTCCTGTTACTGATAGCGTTCCATTAGCCGTTAAAGGGCTATTAGCGACACTAAAAGCACTTGGCATAGATAACCCTACGGAAGTCAATCCTGTGTCTGTATCAGTTCCATTTACCCATTGAGTGCCATTGTACTTTAAAACTTGATTGTTTGTAGGTGAGGTTATAGTTACATCACCTAATTGAGTTAAGGTGTAATCGCCTTCTTGAGCCACTACGTTACCTGTCCTACCGAATACAGAACTAACCATACTTGGCAAAGGATAAGCACCTGATGGAGCTTCAATTACAACTACTTCTTCAGTTACATTTATTTCTACTATGTCTTGATTTATGGTTATCTCTGTACTCATTATAATTTGGTTATGTCTTCGTAAACAATAAAGTTACCCCAGATATAAGTCTTTTCGTTGCCATTAGGAAACAAAATAGCCATATCATAAACATAGCTTCCAGCAGCAATATCTACTTGTTTATTAAGTGTAATTTGATTGTTATTAACTCCACCCACAGTAATACCTCCACCTGCAGCTTCAGTTAAGGTTAACTCAGCAGTTGTACTATTAGGCTTCTTACGCACTTGAATCTCAACCTCAGCACCTACTAAACTAATAGGCACTTCGTTTGCAGTCAATAAAAATACTTGACTCCAAGTATCATTTCTCCATATCTGTATATTGTAATTTGCTGGTTTAAAGTCAGCATTTGATTGAGAGCAAGACATTTTATATAATTTTTACAAATTTACTTAATTATTCGTTTCTATTAATTTACCCATTATTTCTTTTTAACTCGTCAATTTCAGCTTTAAGCTCTTGTATAGCTTTAACCAACATTGGAATTAAGACAGTTGTTTTTACTACTTTTTTACCATTATTATCACCATAACCATTATCTATACTTATAGCATTAGGGAAAACATCTTCAAACTCTTGAGCTATAAATCCTAATTGCTTTTTGTCATTGCCTATAAAATTAAAGTTTCTTACTTTTAATTTAAGTAAATCATCAAGTTTAGGAGTAGCGTCAACAATATTTTCTTTTAATGTTATATCCGAAATTGTACCATATACACCTGTTCTATTAAATAAATCACCATTTGTATCAACATAAGCATTATCCGCATTACCTGCAATCAACCATAACTTACCAGAACCATAGTTACCTACATAAGCATCATAACCTGTTGATGGTAAAAACTTAATTCCACAAACATTAGTTGAACCATTTGATTGAATCTCCATATATGGTTCAGTAGCTGTTATTTTTAAAGGAGTATTAGTAGAACCATTAACTATTAAATTACCTGATAATGTACCACCACTTAAAGGAAGAAAACTACCTGTTGCAGCATTGTTAAATGTATTCCAATCTGCGCTTGATAATAAACCATTTTGTGAACCACTTGCAGTTGCAATATTTAAAATAATTGTACCACTTGTAGTAACAGGAGTAGAGCTAATAGATACTCCGCTTGTAGAAGATGATAAACCTACGCTTGTAACAGTTCCACTTGTTAATTGACTTGTAAGAGCTAAAGTACCTGAAGCAGTAGGAAAAGTATATGAGTAAGATGCAGCAGATTGAAATATCAAATTTTGTTGATTAGAACTGCCACTTAATTGGATACTCAATCCATTAGAAGCTGAACCAGCAAGACTTGTATAACCTGTTGCTCCTGCTAAAGCTCCATTTTTAAGTAATAATCCTGATTCTTGCCTTGTTGCTTCATTAAATGTTTTATTACCTGTTATTGTTTGCGTTGTACCAATAGTAACATAACCACTTAAATCGGTGCTATATTGAGGAACATTTAATACACCTGTTGTGCTATTGTATGTAGCAGCACCGCTTGAACCTGTAGTGGTTAAACTTATTGCACCTCTTGACCTTGCATTAGTGAAATAAAGATTAGTTCCTTCGGTAACTTGCGTTGTTGTATAATCACCACTTGCTGCTACAATCACACCTGTCCTTCCAAATACAGAAGTTACTGGATATGAAATATTACTTGTTAAAGCGATAGTACCACTTGATGCTGGTAATGTATAGGAATATGCCGCAGCCGATTGGAATATTAATGTTTGCTGATTTGAACTACCACTCAATTGAACGATTAAACCATTAGATGCACCAGCAAGACTTGTATATCCTGCTAATCCTGAAAGAACACCATTTTTAAGAAGTAACCCTGATTCATTTCTAATAGCACCATCAAAAGTTTTAGTACCTGTAATAGTTTGTGTAGTACCAATAGTAACAAAATCAGTAGTATTTATAGAATAATTAGGTATGTTTAAAGTTGAACCAACTAAAGTTGCAGCACCACTTGAACCAGTTGTAGTTAAAGTGATTGCATTTTGTTTATTATTAAAGGTTGTAAAATCTGCAGAAGCAAGATAACCATTTTGAGTAGTTGATGATTTATTTATTGTAAAAGTCAATGTGCCATTAACAGGCGCACCTGTACCAGTAATAACCAATACGCTTGTAGGAGATGAACTAACACTACCTAAAGTATAAGATGGACCTTTGCCATCTAATTGCGTTTGCACATTAGAAGTTACACCGCTTAAATAAGATAATTCAGTAGCTGTTGTTATATTAGCTACAACCTTACCACTTGAGTTAGAATTTAAAGCCTTTGATGTATCTAAATTGCTTGTAGCTATGGTAGATGCTCCTCCAGTAATTGAAGCAACTGCTGCACTACTAAATACACCTAAAGTGCCATCACCTTTTATATAGTCATTAGCATTACCTGCACCAGCTATTGCTAAAGTACCTGCACCTGTAATTGGCGAACCTGTAATAGAAAAAGCAGCAGGAGCAGAAAGAGCAACCGAAGTTACTGTCCCAGTTCCACCACCAGCTCTTTGCCAAATACTTCCTGAATAAATTACTGTGTTACCTGCAACGAACACTATTCCATTCCAAGTACCACCTGTACTAACTAAATAATAATCCCCTGCCGTACCAACACCATCTACAATGTAAGGTGTATTAGTAGCAGCATTCCAAGTTCCCTTATATGAAGAACCTAAAGTTGGTAATTGAGCAGATGGTACTTTTCCATCAGCTCCTAAAGTAGCTACCCCATTTGCATCACCTAAAGGAACTGAAGTAACAACCCCAGCAGTTGCAGTTAATGCACCAGTTAATGTTCTTATTTTTGCTTCGCCAGTTACTTGAATTTGACTCATAATATTTTATTGAAATAATGCTCTAATATATTCCCCTGCTACCAAAACTCTACCAAAAGTCAATACCCCTGTCGCACTTACAAACTTAACATCATCACCTGTTGCAGTTCCTGTTGTTAAAATGTTTTGTGCATCCACACCACCTCTTGAAACGTAAAGACAAGAATAACCTATTGTGTCAGTAAATGTAATTGATGTTTCCCCTCCTATTGCCGTGTAACCTTTTGTTCTAACAGGGTTTGAACCTACTATAATAATTCCTTCTGGGTCAACAGTTGTTCCTGTTATTCCATATACTCCGCTACCTTGTAAACTTATGTTATATGTAGCCACATCCTTTTGGGGTGCGTTTATTGCTAAACTTGATATATTACAAGTCCCGTTAATAATAACCAATCCATCAACTCCATTATCAACAACAAACTTAATCTCTATTGGCTCTCTTGCTAACTGCTTTTCAAGCATAAACAAATATGAAAAGCCACTTAAAGTAATTAACCCATCACAGGTTACATTCCAAGTAGCCACATCGTTTTTATATTCTCTAAACCAAGCACTTGATTGACTTGTCACCTCTTTTTGGTCTACACTTACATCAAACGTACAATTTGTACTACACGCAAAAGCGACATCAACCTCTGGGTCAACATCTGTTCTATGCCAATAAAGCATTACGTTATTTCCTATTACTGCTGCCATATTACAAATTTAATCAATTATCCGTATGTTTCTAATATTTCACCTGCTCCGCTAATTTTAAATGCTTTAAACGATATATCTGTTGTCATTACTTTCCACCATAAGTTTGCACCATTAAAAGGAGTTATTAAAAGTTCATTTGTGTAATAAACATCCCCTACACTTGGAACTCCAATATCTTCTAAATAAACTAAATTACTTGTTAAAGGTGCTGCATAAGCTGCTTCTTTAGTTGTATAAGCCGTTGACCTTAAATGTCCATAACCAGATACTACATTTGAAAGGTTATTATTAGAATAAACAGTTCTTAAAGTTGTTTCAACATTTTCATTGTTTATATTTAATAAAGTAGCTTGTATAATATCATTTTGTAAGTCAATAGTTGAATTACCTAAAATGTATTTTTTATTACTAACATTTATTTGTGCTGGGTCTGTATCAGCAGAAGTTAAACGCATAGCACCGCTTAATCTTCCGTTTGTTGTATTCATACCCATAAATGAACTATCAATATTTATTACATTAGTATGTAAGCAATTTGAATATTGTTTGACTACTAATTCACTTAAACTTCTATATATATCTAAAGGATATTCAAATCTATACCACCCAATTAATGTTTCTCCAAGAGAATTACTTAAAAATCCTCTGTAAGAATAATTACCATCAACGTTAGGATTAAAACCTAATGGCAAATCTATATCTAAAACATATTCTTCTGTATCATTTACAAAACTCTCAGTTCTAAAGCCAATAAATGAAGGTATAATTTGAAGGTTGAATTTTTGTACCTCAACTCCAGCAACAGTAGATTTCCAATAAGGAGAACTATTATCAGCTAAAACTAACTCAAATGCAAATACACCATTATCTGGTGCTGGTGGAGTTTGTAATGTAAAATTAGCTTTTGCATTAGCAGCATCAAAAGGATAATAATAATAATTACTTCCAATATTTGCCCATTCCTTTTTGTCATTTATATAGTATGTAAAAGATGGAGTTACTAATGTTACCTTTAAAATAAATAATCCATCTGGACCACTTGCTGGAACTCCAATACCACTTATATCAAAACTTATTTTTGCCGTTTCATTTATACCAAGTTTAGGTAAATTTATTGGGCTTACTCCTAAATCAAATGGCGCAGCTGAAACTGTGTTATTAAGAATAAATGAATTGTACTCTTTCTCTGGATAACTCTTGATAAATATAATACCACCTGTTTCCCTTCTTTCAACCCATCCAAAAGCATTACCCTCTGTTGGGCTTACTACTGTATAATTTTTTAAATCCCAGTTAGTTATGTAATTATTTGGGTATTCAATTTCTTTTTCTAATCTTATTTTATTATACCCTTTTCTTAATATTTTAAATTGACTATTTTCAACATAAAATAAATTACTTGTATTACCTGTATATCCTTGTATTTGTCCAGTTAATGACTTTGTTCCACTTGTAACAACTGTTCCACTTGTGTTATATTCTGTAAAATAATAACTTGATTGTGCAAATTGAGTTAAAGGTACAATATACCATTTGCCTTGTGCTTGAAATAAACGGCAACCAAAACCTTTGGCAATATCACTTATTACTTTTAAACAATTATAAGGTTCTTGATTATTATTTGTTATTGAAGCATAATTTTGATAAGATTGTATCAAAGGTTCGTTAAAAGTATTTACTGTTCTATTTAACATAGATGTTGCATACAAACTTATTCCACTTATTAAATTTAAACCAAAACCAATATTACTTAATGAATTTTGTAAAAAAGCTAAACAAGTAATTCTATCAATTAAAGAATAATCAACAGGCAATTGATATGGTATTCTTTCAAGCATACCTAATCCATCAATAGCATTAAAAGATAATTCCTTTCTGCCTGTTGTATATGAAAATTGAACATAATCACTTAATGCCCATCCTTGCCATTCTAAAGTAGTATCGTAAAATAATTTACATAAATACTTCCTATCGTTTAAAGAAGTAAAGTCAGGCATATTGTTTAAGTTATCAGTAACATCTATAATAACGTTTAACTGACTAACATAAATTGCCTCAAAAATATCATCGCTTCTTGGGATGTATTGAATTTGTAAAGTAATAGCTGGATATTCTATTAAAGCACCTGCATAACCATCCTCTTGTAAATATAGTGTTGATATGCTACCGCTTTTGGTAGCCATTGTTATTTTGTATTTATTAGTATATGCCATTAATTGCCTCGTCTAATATTTAAGTTGTTGTTTGCTCTTTGAGTTGCCAAAATCAAATCAGAACCTTTTAATAAAAACTCACCTAAGAAATTACCACCTCCCATTCCCATACCACCAGTTACTACACCAGCTGCAGGAGCAACACCACCAGTAATTGCAGTCATAATAGCTTGAAATAATAATGCTTGTGCAACCATTGAAGCTAACTGAATAACTATTTGTTTAAAAGCTGCTTGTAATGCTAACCCAATATCTTCACCCATTACCATTGCTTGAATTACACTATCAAATGCTGGAGCAAGTAGGTTTGTTAACTCTGTTGTTAATTTATATTGTTCGTTATATTTTGCTTGTGCTTTTGCAAGTTCCAACACATCTAATGCTTGTTGTGCTGCATCAATTCCGTTAAAATTACCTGTAAATGTTTGTGGCGCATTTGGTAATGCAGGAGAAGTAGGTTTATTACCTAAAATAGGACTTTCTGCATCTGCTGGTAATGGTCTCGGTTGTCCTCCTATTTTTTGAATATTATCAGCAATTTCTTTTGTTGATTGTGCTAATGCTTTTGCTCCCTTATCTAATTGGAAAAATGGATTATTTAAAGCTAATGTTATTGTATTAGCTAATTCTGTATTTAAACCAATTATCCCATTCTTTAATTTAATAGCCTCCGTTCTTGCATCAATATTAGCATCTTTTGCTTTGCTAATTGCACTTGCTTGATAAACTGAAGCATCTGCATAACCATTAATAGCTAATTTAGTTGACTCTAATGTTGCATAATATTCCCTTCCTGTTTGTAGTATCTTTTTATTTGCATCTGCTAAAGCAATTGTTTTGTTAGCAATTTCATCAATATATCTTGATGTTATAGCTTGTGCAACCAGTGCTTG